CTAAGAGTCCAGAGCTTGCGATAGATGAGAGCAACATGCGCATCGCATGTAAGTCATGCAATAGTAAGAAGGGTTCACGCAATGAGCGTGTTTTTTTAGATAGCATGCGTACCCCCCCTGTTTTTTCAGCCTTCCTCTCTCCGACACAGTCGATAATCCACCAAGACAGTCCGTTCACAGCCAAACCAGTCCAGAATTAACCCGATGCCAGCCAAACGATCCAAAGCCTTACGAGGGGCAACCAAGCCACGCATCCAGTCAATACCAATCAAGGGCAAAACTAAGCTCGATGACGTAAAGCAACTATGCGAAATAATCGGCATGCCGCTTCTACCTTGGCAGGAGCATGTGTTGAAGGACATGCTGACTGTAGATAGCAAAGGCAACTGGATACGCAAGACAAACCTGCTACTTATTGCTAGACAGAACGGCAAAACCCATCTAGCGCGTATGCTCATCCTTGCCCACCTCATCAAGTGGGACTCACGCAATGTTCTGATCATGTCTTCTAATCGAAGCATGGCTCTGGACACCTTTAGACAAGTCGCTCAAGTATTGGAGAACAATGACCACCTCAAAGGCTTCGTTAAACAGATCAGATACGCCAACGGAACTGAATCTATTGAGATGCTGGACGGAAGAAGGCTGGATGTTGTTGCGGCAACTAGAGACGGCTCTCGCGGAAGAACTGCAGACTTCCTCTTCATTGACGAACTCCGAGAGATTAACGAAGAAGGATATAGAGCTGCTATCCCTACAACTAGAGCGCGTCCAAATGCTCAAACGCTTCTTACCTCAAATGCAGGAGACGCTTTCTCGGTAGTCTTAAATGGAATGAGAGAAAGAGCCCTAGAGAACCCTCCTAAAACATTTGGATTCTATGAGTACAGCGCACCACAATATTGCAAGATCACAGACCGCCAAGGATGGGCTCAAGCCAACCCTGCGCTCGGACATACGATTAGTGAGGAAGCCCTTGAAGAAGCTGTTGCTACTAGCCCGATTGAGAACACTAGAACTGAATTGCTTTGCCAATGGATTGACTCTCTCGCTTCTCCGTGGGCTCACGGGATTCTTGAGGAGACGAGTGATTCATCACTTACCATACCGATGGGCGGCTACACAGTCTTTGCTTTTGATGTCAGTCCATCTCGCCGCAATGCAAGCCTCGTTGCTGGTCAAATACTCCCAGATGGTCGCATTGGAGTTGGAATACTACAAACGTGGGAAAGCCAAGTAAGCGTTGATGATCTCAAGATTGCAGTCGATATAAAGGCACATGCTGACCTCTACAGACCTCGCCAAATCTGCTACGACAAGTACACAGCCCAATCGATTGCAGACAAGCTGGCGAACGCTGGTCAGATAGTCCAAGACATTAGCGGCGCATCCTTCTATCAGGCTTGTGGTGATCTAAACGATGCCCTTAACTCAAAACGGCTTGTCCACGCAGGTCAAAGCAATTGGATTCAGCAGATGAATAACTGCGCAGCCAAAGTCAATGACTCCGCTTGGCGCATCGTAAAGCGCAAGAGCGCGGGCGATGTTTCTGGAGCTATTGCAACTGCGATGGTTGTCCATATGCTTTATAAACCACAACAGGTAGCGGCTATATACACAGAATAAACTATATGTAGTGTATAATTACACTCCTATGGGCATCTTTTCGCGTAAGCCGCAAATCTTAGAGGCGCAAGCAGCTCCTCAAGTCATGGGTGAGAACCTTCCATCACTTTACAACGCTCTAACCCTTCGCGTGTCACGCAAGGATGCGATGTCAGTCCCTAGCGTGGCAAGAGCTCGCAACCTAATCTGTGGCACAGTCGCATCTATTCCGCTTGAGTATTACAGCAAGAAGACAGGCGAGAAGATTGCTGCACCTAAGTGGATTAACCAACTTTCAGGCAACCAGCCTTCCTTCGTTACCCTTACATGGATCGTAGATAGCCTTCTCTTCTACGGCGTATCTTACTTGCGAGTAACAGAGCGTTATGCAGAAGATGGACGTCCTTCCCAGTTCGAGTGGATTGCTAACTCACGCGTTACCTTTACAACTGACCTAGAAGGCATCTACGTCACCCAGTATTACGTTGATGCTGCACCAATTAGCATGAACGACATTGTTACCATTCAAGGATTCGATGAGGGCGTGTTAGAGCGCGCTGGTCGCACTATTCAGTCAGCGATTGACATCAACAAGGCTGCTGCGATTGCATCTGCAACCCCAATGTCTAGCGGAATCCTCAAGAACACAGGTGCGGATCTACCACCAAACGAAGTCTCTGGGTTGCTAGCTGCGTGGAAGCGTAGCCGCCAAAATAACTCTACTGCCTATCTCACTAGCACCCTAGAGTTTCAGTCCACACAGTTCTCACCAAAAGACATGATGTACAACGAGGCGATTCAGAACCTTTCGACTGAAATTGCTCGCGCTATGAATGTCCCTGCTTACTACTTGTCAGCAGATCAGAACACAACGATGACTTACGCCAATGTGCAGGATGAGCGCAAGCAATTCTTCGCGCTAAGCATCGAGCCATATGTTCAAGCAGTCCAGAGCAGACTCTCAATGGATGACGTGTCCACCGCAGGACATGAGGTGCGCTTTGCAGTCTTTGACACATTCCTCAAGAACGACCCATTGGTCGAGCTACAGGTCTTGGAGAAGTTGTTAGCCCTTGGCATGGTAACTCCAGAGCAAGCGATGGAAATGACAGATTTAACTCCTAACGGAAGCGAAGGACTAAGTTAATGGAAATGCTATATATCGAGGCAGCCTCTATTGAGTGCAGCGAAGAGCGCAGAGAAATCAGCGGCAAAATTGTGCCTATGGGTACAGGCGAAGTTGGCAACACCAATCTCGGTGGAGTCGTATTCGAGGCTGGTTCTATCGACATTGAAGATCCATCAAAGATTAAGCTGCTTAGCCAGCACGACATGAAGAAGCCAGTAGGTCGCATGGTTACAGCCACAGTACGACCAGACGGCATCTATGCAACATTCAAGTTATCACGCTCTACAGGCGGCAACGATGCTCTCGTCATGGCGCAAGAAGGTCTTGTCTCTGGCTTGTCAATCGGCGCAGAGATTATTGCATCAGCACCATCACGCTCTGGACACACAGTAGTCACAGCAGCAAAACTCAAAGAAGTTTCTCTAGTAACCGAGCCAGCCTTTAAGTCTGCTCAAGTATTAGAGATCGCAGCAGAGGAAGTAATCCCTGCTGAAACCCAACCAACAGAAAGCGAGCCAGTCGTGGAAGATACCACACAGGTAGAAGCTCCAGCAGTTGAAGCAGCGGCAGAAGAAGCGGCTCGCCCAACAGTTGCAGCAACCCATTACGTCCGCGAGCGTGTAGCGCCAATCTCATCAGCGCAATACCTCGAAGCATCTATTAAAGCAGCACTAGGCGATGACAATGCACGTCGCGTAGTACGCGCCGCAGATGACAGCACTTCAACCAACACAGGTTTGACTTTGCCAACCCATCTCAACAACTTCATCACAGATACATTCTCTGGACGTCCAGTATTCGATGCTGTAACACGTTCAGCACTAACAGAGACAGGAATGTCTTTCACAGTTCCACGTCTTTACACAAACGCTGGAACACCTAACGTTGCACCAACAGTTGCAACAACAGCAGAAGCAGCAGCACCATCAGAAACAGGCATGACCTCAAGTTATGACACAGTCTCAATTTCTAAAATGAGCGGTCTTAACCGAGTGAGCTTCGAGTTGATTGACAGAAGTTCGCCCGCCTTCATGGAACTTTTGATGGCTGAGCTCCGTAAAGCCTATGAAAAGGCAACTGACACAGCAGTTCTAACAGAACTCATTGCATCAGGTACAACAGCAACATCAGTTGCAGCAACAGCAGCAGGACTCCAGTCATTTATCTCTGTAGAAGGCGCAGCCGCATACAAGGGAACTGGCGGAGACTTCGCTAACAAGCTCGTTGCTAACACAGACCAATGGGCAGCAATCACAGGTTACGCAGACTCAACAGGTCGCGCACTTTACTCTGCACAAGGCGCAACACAGAACGCATCTGGTTCAGCAGTTGCATCATCAGTACGCGGAAACATCCTCGGAACTGACCTCATCGTAGATCACAACATCGCTGCATCTGGCGTTGTCGATAACTCTGCCTTCCTCATTGCGCCATCAAGCGTATATGTCTGGGAGTCACCAACTACACAGCTCCGTCTAAATGTTTTGACAACAGGCGAAGTTGAAATCAACCTTTACGGATACCTAGCAATTTACGTTGCTAAGTCAGGTAAGGGCGTTCGTAAGTTCAACCTTACATAATAGCAACACCCTAAGTCGCTAGGGGGGCTGCCAGAGCCCTTGCAGCTCCCCTAGTCTTTAGAAAGGTCAATATGTCTATCACAACAGTCGCAGAACTTCGCACAGCACTTGGCATCGGTACTCTTTACACCGATGCTGTATTGCAGTCCGTCTGCGATGCTGCCGATAACGTCATGTTGCCCTTTCTATGGACTAACACGACTCCAGTCGTAGGACACAGCAACACAGAAAGCACAGGCACGTCATACTTCAATGACAGAGTGCAGGACGTTTTCTATGTAGGTCAGGTAGTCAATATCGCTGGCTGCGGGTCAAAGCACAATGGCAATAAAACCATTACAGGCGTTGGCGAGTATTCAATCACTTACGCCATTACAGGCAATAACAACACACCTGCTACCTACCACCCAGTCAATCCATTCGGCACATTGTCAGCCGATACTTACGTTGATTACACAACCATTCCTGCTATTCAAGAAGCAAGCCTCATGATTGCTGTCGCTATCTGGCAAGCTCGTCAAGCACCTACAGGACAAGGCGTATCTATTGACGGCTTTGCTCCAAGCCCTTACACCATGTCTAATCAACTCATGGCTCGCGTTCGTGGCTTACTAGCGCCTTACCTAAGCCCTAACTCTATGGTGGGCTGATGCCAGCGATAACCACCCTACGCTCTAGCATTGCAGCAGCTCTTACTGATAACACAAAGTGGTCAGTATTTTCCTACCCACCTGCAACGCCTATCGCTAACAGCCTAATTGTCAGCCCTGCTGATCCTTATATCGTGCCAAGCAATAACGACTATACGGCTATTGCGCCATTGGCTAACTTCCAGATTTCTATCCTTGTGCCATTGCTTGATAACCAAGGCAACCTTGCTGGTATCGAGGATGACATCATCCGAGTATTTCAATTACTCGAAGCATCTAGCATTGTCTTTAACGTAGGAAGCGTGAGCGCACCTGCTGTGCTTAACCTTCCTACTGGAGACCTGCTTACCTGTAACGTGCAGGTAAGCACCCTAACGGAATGGAGCTAACCATGTCAGATTGGGAAAAGGAGCGCGACGCTTTTCTAGTGAAAATCGGACAAGCTCCAGCAGCCAAGGAAAAACCAACTACCAAGAAAGATGAGGAATAACTGAAATGGCAGTATTTCTAAACAACGGCGTACAAGTAACAGTCAATTCAGTTGACTTATCTGATCACGTCACATCAGTAACACTTAACCGCACATTCGATGAACTCGAAGTCACAGCGATGGGAGATTCAGGACACAAGTTCGTCAAGGGTCTTGAAGCCGCATCTGTAACTATTGACTTCCTCAACGACACAGCAACCAGCGAAGTCTTGCAGACTCTTGCTGCTGCATACGGCACAAACGTCACAGTTACACTCAAGCAGACTTCTGCTGCAACATCAGCGACAAACCCACTTTACACAATGACATGCCTAGTAAACAACCTCACCGACATTAACGGCGCAGTTGGAGACCTTGGCACACAGTCAGTAACTTGGAACGTCTCTGGTACAGTAGTAATCACAACAGCGTAAGAAGGAGATAAGGGCTATGGCAAAACTCAAAGTTACAAGGGCTGACGGACAAGTGCAGGAGTTTGAGATAACTCCGCTACTGGAGTACAGCTTTGAGCAATACGCCAAGAAGGGCTTTCATAAAGCCCTGATTGAAGACCAGAAGCAGTCAGACGTTTACTGGCTGTGCTGGGAAGCAATTAGACGTTCGGGTGAGACAGTCAAACCCTTTGGGGAAGGATTCCTAGAGACTCTTAAGTCAGTTGAGGTCTTAGAGTCTGACCCTTTAGGCTAGATCGGAACTCCGTCACCTATCTTGCAACTAGATTAAGTTACGAGTATGGAGTTCCGTTCAACACCATCGTGGAACTTTCTTCGATGGC